TACACTCACTAACCCAACTGGTCCAATCGCAACTGGGCCAGACGTTGATCAAAGAATTGGGAACTCGGTCACAATTAAGCGAACTTCAACTAGAGAAACACTTAGACTCGATTATGCAAAAGCTTTTGCAGGAGCAGTTAACCTTGATAGAATCACTGGTTACATCAGGAGAACAGTTATAAAGGCAAGAAAAGGAGCACAGATTGCAGCGGTTGAAGCACTACTTGCTACTGCTCCCTTCGGTGCCTCTGCCTACACGATGCCTATTGAAACCTTTCAATTAGTGAAAGTTTTATCAGATCATATTTATTCCCATAAGGTATTCTTCTCAGAAGGTGCTACTACTACTACAATGCTTCAGTTCGTGCCTCCTAACCTGATGCATCAAGCAAAGTGGAGTGGGCTTAAGGGGGTTAAAGCTAAATATGTTGATAATATTGTAGTTACCCCTATGAATTCATCAACTTATGTTTGGATTTGTTATACTTATTTTGCATCATCTAATAATGTGTTTACTATGACTAATCAGATTCATCAACGTACTTTTTATACTGATGATTAATTAAATTACTTCGTGTGAGTATGTATATACTAAATCTCGACTAACTAAATAATTACTAAATTTCTCATATATTTAAAAAAGAGATCGACTCGTGTTGATCTGCCAGTCGAGTTAATCCAGGACGTATCTAGGACTAGCTGGACTGAACTGCGCACACATAGATCTAGTTCATCTAGGACTTTAAATACTACAGGATTTGAATTTTTGTAGCCCGCCTTTTTAAATTATTATATAAGGCGGGCGCTACAAACTTAGAATAATTAATTAATCTAATGCAAAATGAAAAGCTTAAAGGAAACTACAAGTATTTCCTCATCACTAAGAACTATGACTGCGAACAAGTTGCCCGTAAGAATTGGAAAGCCGATCTTGAAGCCATTCCATCGGTTACCTATTGGAAGGGTCAACTTGAAGTGGGAGAGAAAGGAACATATCATGCTCAAGCGCTCCTCTACTTTCTTACCAGCAAACGCACTAGCCATTTCAAAGAGATGGGAATGTGGGTATCTGGTATTTCCGCAGCTGATGCATCTCTCCGAGTACAGAAGTACGTTACGAAGGACCAAACACGTGTGGAAGGTCCGGCAGAATGTGGCATATGCCCTAGCGGACTTCGCAAAGGCCGCGACTGGGAGGAGGCTCGTAAACTTGCAAAAGAGGGAAGGTTTGAAGAAATTCAAGCAAGTATTTACGTTCCTTACCTCAACAATCTCAAGAAGATTCATTTCGAAGCTACAACCCCGAAACAAACCGAAGATTGTCGGGGGGTTTGGATTGTGGGCAAGGCGGGAATGGGCAAGTCTCACTATGCACGCTCAATGTACTCTGCATCGCTCTATATTAAACAACAGAACAAATGGTGGGATGGTTATAATGGAGAAACAACAGTATTACTTGACGATTTGGATTCCCCCTGTATGGGACATCTACTCAAGATCTGGGGGGATAAGTGGTCATTTCGTGGAGAATCTAAAGGAGGTACTATTAACCCTCAATACGAGAACTTTGTCGTCACTTCTAACTACTATCCATCTGATCTGTGGGGATCTGATCAGATCTTATGCGAAGCTATCTCTAGAAGATTCATCTTTATAGTATTTTATGAGTATCAGAAATATGTGATCGGGAAAGATCGGGGTGAGATACCACTTATACCGAGTTTTTTCTCAGATTTAATAATTATTAAATAAACTGAAAAAAGTTAAATCATTTGGAAAATCTTCTCGATACTACAGAAAGCGAAAGTCTAAGCGTAGGGCAGGACTTAAGAGAGCTGTACGAGCAATTACGCGGGCTGATGCAGAGCCAAAGCTCTTCTATGCTACTTTTACTACAGGAGGTGCAGCACTTACAAATGTTGTGCAAATTGTCTACTTTAGGCTGTTCGATACACTCACTAACCCAACTGGTCCAATCGCAACTGGGCCAGACGTTGATCAAAGAATTGGGAACTCGGTCACAATTAAGCGAACTTCAACTAGAGAAACACTTAGACTCGATTATGCAAAA